TTAAATGTAAGCGAGCGGGCTATTTGGCGCAAAGTTGCGGGCTATTTGGCGGATGAATTGAAACAAAAACAGCACTAAAGTTGCCTGGTTCAGAGCCACACTACTAGCGTTAGAAAACAAACCGCACAGGTAAACCTCCGGACTTTTAACGGGACGGGTGCCTCTTGGGCTATTCTTGTTCATCCTGGACTAAAACCTCCATACATGGCATCTTTGAATACGGAGGTAGGATATGCGCAGCATGGTCATATTTGCAATGTTTGTTGTCCTGATTCTTGCCCAGCCATCCTGGGCTTTCCGCATGTTTGGTCCTGGAGGGCAATATATGAACTCCAGCGCCCCCAAGCCACCACCGCCAGTTATCAAAGAAACACCCTCCAGATACAAAGCAAAACTACACGTCCAGAAGCTTTATGAAGAGCACAATGAAGAGCAAGAACGCGTGAGGGCCGAAGAGATGTCCGTGGACCTGGCAGGTGTAACATGGAGCCAGGGCCGAGGTGTGTATAGTGGAAGGCGAAACATGCGCTATTCCGAAAAGCTGGGCTTTAGGGCCGGGCTGTATGCGTTGGAGTATCGCTACAAAGGGGACAGATTCTTTGGTTTGTGGATGCACTCCCGGAGAAACGGCCGAGAGTCACAGGAGCTTCGCGTCGGAGGAATCAAGCGACGTGTCGAGATGCAACTTCCGTATGATGATGAAATCTGGTTTGAAGTTCAAACATCCTGGGGGAATTGGGAAATTACCTTTGAGCGCGTGGGGGACTAACAGTCTCTTTTTATTTTTAAAGCGGTTTCAGGAGATAAACCTTTTACTTATTAGGAAAAGGTTTATCAGGTGGTGTGTAGTCGGACGTGTAGCGGGCTACGCCTTTTGTTATGCGCAGTTTGTCAATATACCCATTTAGACTCCGCATGTCGTTATCTTTCGGTGCAAAACGTCCGCCAATGACAACTCTATTGCCAGAAAAACTATCCGGTGTTATCCATTCTCCCTGACTCACACCGTCAATATACATTTTTATACTGCTATCATTCCGCACTAGTGCAACATGCCTATATGTATTTCTTATATTTACAGATGATTGTATCCGAGTGTTGCCGTTATACGTCATAGATATCTTCGGATTGTTATATTCAAGAGCTTCGATGCAAATTTGTTTTGACGGCTCCGCAGTGCGCATATCAAACAATGTTGATACAAATCCGACCTTATACGTCGACCCTATCATATTACAAAAAAATTCTATAGTAAAATTTTCAGTACCAAGAACTAAATTAGCATCAGTCGTTTCTATCCAGCCGTCCTTGCCATCACCTATATAATGGCCACCGAAAATACCACCTGAAGCAGAAGCTATAACATTTCCGTACGCACTCCAGATGTTATCTTTTTTGTCCGTAAAATCACCATTAAAATGTAACAAAGCCACAACATTATTCCAATGCGGGTCTTTATGTTCCCATAATGCTTCCACGCTCAAAACTAAACTTGGCCCCTCATAATATCCAACCCTGTAATATACCTCATCATCAAGTCCTATGTCATCATCAAAAAACTCTCGTTTATCACCATCAACATTACCAATGGGGCTGGGCATATTGCCAGGATCAAGGGGATCATCATCTCTAAAAATATAAAACTTGTCTGGGTTTGTGCCATCAAAGTCCCAGGTAGTTTTCACCTTGTTTTGGATACTATCCCATAGAAACTGGATGTTGTATGGAGCGCCAACAATGACCTGTCCATCAGTATCATCGCAAGATTTCCACCAAATATCATCATGCTTTGCCCAAATTATAGCCGCATGCCATTTTCCATTGTTATGTCCATAAATTGGCATAAGTCATCCATCTTCATTTTCTTCGTTGACTATCAATTGAATCCAAACGTCACCATTATTGCCGCCAGAGGGCTCATTCTTGCTCACAGTAACCCTGCCATCTTTCATAAATCCACTTAAGATGCTCAGAGTATCCCCATCGGGGAGCTGTTTTAACTCCCCGTCAATGCGGACAAGAGGCTTGTGCTCAGCCATTAGAGCACCACATACCCGTCATCAGTAGTTACAAGTTCTGTTGCAGAAGCAGCTTTACCAAGGTACTGACATATTTTATTGGGATTAGTTGTAGGATTAAGAGGTTCAGAAATAACTGCACCACTAACCCCTAACCAATATTTCTTACCTGGAGACAATCCTGTCATTTCGTTATTTGTTCCATCCAGTGGATAAACTGTAGCCTCACCAGAGCTAGAAACTGCTTCAGTAACAAACCCATCAGCTTCTCGTCCATTAGAGTTATCTGCCTTACGGCATTTAGCTGTTCCACTGTCATCATGAATATTAACAAAATCGCCAGCACTAAGTGCTTCAGAAGCTACAAAAATATTAGCATCTACACCGATACCCGGAGGCAAAGCAGTAATATGTATTCTGCCATCCTCCCCATACGCTAAAAGCTTACCTGCACTACCTGGTCCACCTGTAGTAACTGCTTCTACTTGTTGTGTGCGACCTGCAACACGTGCCAAATACTTATTTGCCATGATTTAATCTCCCAAAAATATGTTGTCTTGAAAGTCCAAAAAAAGCCGCTCTTCAGCGGTTGCATACCCAATTAACACATCAAAGCCGCCCAAAGGCGGCGTCTGTGTCGGCCTGCCATTTTCTTCCAGCCAGACACGACCAGGGACAAGTCCAAGGCCGCTTGCGTCAAGCCAGCCCACACGCTGGAGACTTAATGCTTCACCAACATTCGCTGAAGACACCGTGAAACCAGACAAAAGATCAATGTGTTCAGCGTCCCGGTAATCAAGCAAATAGACCTTGCCATCTGTGTCTTCCCAGACAACGTGTAGAGCTGAAACCGTTTCACCTGCCATGCGACTAAAAAGACCATCGCTAGCTGAGAGGTCAGTCCATCCTGTTTCAAAGTCTCCTGTGCCCTGTTTGCCCAGCACCTGCCCGGGCAGGCCGCCCTTTGGAATGCCTTTGCCCGGGGGGCCTGGCACTCCCACTTCCAGAGTCACTTCCGGTGCCCGGCGTCGCTCAATGACCTCTGGCCTGACGTCCAGTTCAATGATTTCAGCCCTAGTCATGGGTTTCGTCCTTTAGAATTTCAACGGTTTGTTGTCCGTGGGTGCTGACCTGCCCATCGTCCCAAGTGATTTCCAGGTCATAACGATACAAACCCAGGGTCATGTCTTGGGGCAAGTCTAGGCGCAAATCAATGCGCCCATCCTCAGGGGTAATGATCAGGCCATGGCCTAGGGTGGCCTCCAGGACCAGGCCATCATCCAGGTCGCGTAAGTGCAGTCGGGCGTTGACGCCTGACAAATCATAAGGGTTTTTTGTCCCAGGGTAACAGGCCAGCCAAGCATAGACCCAGGTATCACCACGATAGAGCCGCTGTTTTGTTTGTATTTTGCAAGTCATAATATCCTCACAATAGCGTGATATGTTCAACTATCCCTTCTTGCCCGGTGGCCAGGCCAATGATCTGGGCGTTGGCCAGGTTGCCGTCAGGCATGGCCAGCACCACTCGTTGCCCCACTGTGTAGCCCTCACCCAAAATCTTAATGGTCATGCCGGTATGCACCGACAATGAGACCCAGCCCTCAAATGCGCCAATGACTCGGGCAGTGGCCACTTCTCGTTTTGATTTTTTGGGCAGCAAGTCCCGTGGTTCGATCATAATATTTCCTTAATGCGGCAACACATAACGCTTATATTGATACTCTCTGATGCGAAGCTCAGTGGAAGCTCCATGGCTGTCAAATCGCCAGCGGACGCCCTCAACTTGCCCACGTATCACATCATCATCCACAACCACGGAAAGCAGGTTCAATATTGCAGCATGAAAATACCCAGATATGTTTATGTTGGCTTCCAGAAATGGCGTTGTGGACACGAAAAGTTCTGCAAATGCTCTTTTTTTGGCCAAAGAATCTTGGTATGGGCTAAAAGACCCACCGTAAATGGGATGTGCAATGTCTGGCAGGTCAATCCAGGGCTGTACAAATGTCTCTCGACCGGGCATAAACGGCGGGTCATCCAATGCTCCGTAGCTCGGGAGATAAAAACTTACATGATAGCCCAGGTCTACATCGAGCAGATTTATTGTTTGGCCAGGCTCGGGATGCAGGACAACAACACCAGTCATGTATCCATGGGGCGTTTCAATGCCGTCCAAAATCTCCCCAGTGGCAATCAGCGCCGCCTTATGCACGTCCCAAAGTTCTAGATACATATTTTCGCCATATTCCCACATATCATAGTCATGGTTGTACACCGGGGCGTCTCCGGCCTCGATGACCCAATAGGGTACGTTTTCCTTGACGTTCCAGATCCTGATGGATCCTTCGGTCTCGTTGCCGGTATCTCGCCAGCTATATGCTCTAAAAGTGGCCATTATGAACCCCCTGGCTCTGCGTCATAATAACAGTCTGTTCCAGATATGCGCCCAGTGCCAATCACTCCTGCCTGCGATCCGTCCTCAATTTTGGCTGTGATTTCAGCACTACATGATGTTTGTCTGCGCTTGGGTATTGGCTCTGTAGTAGTAATCTTTGTAGTATATCGAATTTTACACATCTCTCCTATTGGGAACAGATTATCATAACGGTTAGATGCAGTTTTAAACGGAGCGATACGGACTCTTTGTTTTGCAATGTCATAGCTGTGGTAGTAGTTACTGCTCTCTGGCTTGTGGCCAAATATGCCAGGGGAATAAGCATATGGGAACAGGCAAAGGATGATATCATATGGGGTATCAAACATCCCGGTAACGTAAATTGGGTGGCTAATGTCCACAAATGAGCCTGTGGTCCACCAGCTGCCGCCGCCCACTGGCCACCATTGAGGAACAGTATCATAATAGACGGGGACTTCCTCGGTAATTACCTGCAAATAGCTGTTTGTGGTTGAGCCGCCAGGGTCGCCCTCATACGCCGGAGGCGTCCAGTTGACACTGGCCACGCCATTGGCATTGTACGTTGCGTAAATAGTGGACCGCAGATCAGCATCGACCCAAAAAACCTTGTCTTGAGCTGGGTCCGCCAGGGCCGTAACCGGTTGCCCCTCTGCATCCACAAAAACAGGGGTATTGTTGGGGACTGTGGTGGTTACCACATATTTCTCTCCAGCCCGGTCAATACCATCCACCCTCAGGGGCTCAGTTACAGACCCTGACCCAAAGGTCGCTGTTGTTGCTGATATTGTTCCACACCCAGACATGCTTATTTTGACCTGCCCTGTGGCAGCTGCTCCTGAGATGCGGCCCACGATGTTGATTTTCTTGGCTGTATCTCCGAAACAAACCGACTCCACTGTGGGCAAAACCACGATCTGGTTACTGGACTCGGGCACTCCTTGTCTGATCATTACAGAACCATTGCCACCGTCCACACTGGCGGAAATAGACACCATGCCTGTCCTGGTGCTGGCTGTGTAGCGGTTGGGCGCGCCAATGGGAACATACCGCACCCATAGCTGCTGGTCGTAATAATCCAAATCTGATGAAAAACTGATTCTGTTCCCAGACAGGGACCCGCCCAGGGTGTTCATCAGGCTATTGGCGCTGGTATCCACTGCACTGCCCTTGGAGGGGACCCGGGAAGCATCGCTGTACACGCCCAAAATTTGATTGGCGTGGTAACTTAGGGTTGCGTGTCGGTAATCATCGGCCCGGATAACTTCGGTATAGGGTGGATTGTTGGCACTGGGTTGGCTTGTTCGATGTTGCAATGTTCCATCGCTCGACGCCCAATGCACATCGATGTTGTCTATAATCTCGCCGACCTCATCACGAACAATCGCAATAACATGGGCTGTAGCTTTCCCATCAGCGGGGATAAGGCTATCCCCCAACACACTAACATCAATACTCCTGGTCTGTGGCGCAACCTCTCCGGTGATGAAAACCCGGTTCGCATAATCCGGATTGTAGCGCGTGATAGACATCGATGTAATGACATCCTTGGGCAGGGGGTAATAGTCAGCAGCACTGGCCCAAATAGGCCCCTGATTGCGCTCTTTGTAAACAGGTTCCCCGCCAACAAAGCTATTATTCGCTCTCCAATATCCTGTGCCTGGTATTAAAATCTCCCCGGCCAGCTCTGTTAGCTCTGCAAGCATTTCCGCCGGCGTGAGGCCATCAGCAATATACGCTCCGCTGGGGATGCCCTGAAAAGACAGACAGTACACGTCCTGAAACTCGCTCTCGGTTACAAAGTCACTGGGGTTGATAGTGGTATCACTAAATTGTTTTGTTACCCGTCCCGCCCAGGGAGCAGTCAGCATTGCGCCATGAGTCCGACCCCAGAGCGTGGCCTTGGTGGAGCTGGGATCATCATCATATTGTGCAGATTCCAGATAAAATTTACCGGCAAATCTGTATCCTGGCTCTTCTCCTGCTTCAGCACTCCAGCAATAGACTTCTATGGCCAGTTTTTCCGTTGGTAACCGCATTTTAAGCAGGTCCAAACCAGCCCTGTCCCGTAGCTCTATGCTCGTCTCACAGCACAAATTGCCCAACTCACATGCTATTTCCACGGACTCAACTCGCTGCGAAATATCTCGTCCAAATAAATACACCAGAGCAGGCATCATAGCGCAAATTCCCAGGCCATGGGTTGCCGAGTTTTGTATTTGTGATCCTCGGGCAACGCATCGGTCAGATCATGTTTGTGGGCCAAATATCCTTCCACAGTATCTGTGTATTTCGGGTCATACATCCAGATGACTTCCCATATTTTCCCGGTCAGAAACTTTTCGTAATCATGCCAATTTAGCCCGTCCCACACTCCCTGCCGGCATCCCAACGCCATGGGACCAGTGGTGTTTGCAATGCGGGATGCATTACTGTCTGTGTCAACATCGCTGCCATTGACCCGCAATTCCTGCTTTTTGTCCCAGGGCCCCTCGGAGTCTCCCTTCCAAAGCCGGATGGCTTTTGGCGTAACTGTAGGACTTGCGCTGTTGTGCTGCATGTTCAGGCCGTAGCTCCGATAGCCAACGGCCTTTACTTTGAACTCATGACCATTGCTGGCTGATCCGGCACTCATAAAGAATGAGGTGTCCAGAGAACTATAGTCGTTTCTTTTTTCATCAGTTCCTGCGTCTGGGGCAAGAATGCTCATGAATCCAGCCTCATCTACAAAAGGCGGCTCTGGTTCCGGCTCTGGTGGATCTTCAAATTCCCCTGGATCTTCTGGATCCTCTGTTGCAAAAATTCCGGCCTGGCAGACAAGAGCAATAACACAATCCCGCAGTGGCCGTTCTTGAAACGGGGACATCCATTCCGGTTCCACCAGATATTGACCGCCGCTAAAAACAACCGCACCATCTTCCAACACCGGTGCAAGTCCTTCGCTGTATTGGGCCAAAGTTGCCCAGGTTTGAATGGCGTTCTCGGGCTCGTCGTGGAACCATATATCTTGTGGATTGGCAGCATCCAGCCATAAAACCACATCGCTGGTGAGATAAGGATTCCACTCAAGTGAGATAAATCCCTCTGAGAACTCTTTAATAACATAGAATAGCAGTTCATAACTATAATGGGCCAGGCCATGCGTTGCCCAGAGTTGGTTTTTCCAGAAATTCGCAGACTGAAAGCGCACCAGCCACACTTCATAACCGTCTGTGAAAAAATAAAGAGTATCCGGAGGAGCAACATTAGCTGTCTTTAAAGCGTCCACGGTCTCTTGAGTAAGCCACTCTCCTTCTTCGGCATTGCCATTTATGGAAAGCGTCCCATCTCCCTCAATTACGCCAAAGTCTTGATGATGGACTCCGGACAGGGTTTTCGTAGCCCTTCCCCTACGTTCCGGCGGTGTCAGTCTTAATCCCTCTGAGTGCACAGGATCATGATCAAACTTGATGAGTATCCCCGGCGCTGGATCAAGGACGTCTGGAGTCGTGCTTGGTCCCTGCTCTGTGCTGTATAATCTAAATCTTGTGGACATATCTTATCTCCCCTGCAGAAGTTTTATTCGTTGCAGTTCACGAGCAAAAGCGCGCACAGAAACCTTGCTGGCAGGGTCTGATATGCGCACAGGCGCTTCCAACTCTCCAGCCCGGAAGGTGACGGTCAAAGACTCGTTAGAGCCTGTTTCAGCTCCAGCAACAGCGCCGCCCATGGCCATTTGAGGCATGGCAGGGAGGAACCCGGCATTGAGGGACTCAAAAAAGGCCGCGCCCCATTTTTTGACCATGGACGCCCGGATGACAAATTCACCATCCGACAACATGGACGGAATAGAATCACTGGTGCTGGTCCCTGGGCCAGAAACACGGCCTATGGCTCTTTTGAAGGCTTGCCCACCGCTGGCAAAGCTCTGGATAAGTCCGCCAAGGGCGTTTTTCTGGACTTTCTTGATGTAAATGGTATGGGTGGAGCTGGTAGGTTTCTTGAGGTTATCAATGGCCTTTTGCACCTTGTTAGCATTGTCAGAGATCGCATGTTTGGACTCCGTTTTTTCCTGAAGACGCTTATGTAACTGGTCGACTCGGCCCTGAAGTTCCGGGATGTTGGACTTGACCTCTATATCCACCTTGCCTGTTTCTTTGATTTCTGCTTGTAAGTCGCTTATCTTTGATAGAATTTCTTCTATATCAACTTGCATCTGTATCAAAAATTTATATTCTTGTAGTGCTAATTCCAGAGTCTCCAGGGAATTAAATATATCATCCATGTTGGCCTTGATAGTCATAGTTATCTCTTCTTGAGCGAGCTCTCTATATGCGCGCAGCTGTTCAGTAAGGTCCTCCATGCCCTCAGCCTTCTTGTCCGACTCTTCCTTGAACGCAAGTCCCGATTTTCTAGCAACTTCTATTTCGGCCTCAAGAGCCTTGTTGTACAGCTCTTGTGCTTCCGTGCTCTTGAGCACTGCATTGTTGACGCCACGCTTGATGGATATTATTTCCCGGTCCCCGTCTGCGACCGAGGTGGCTAATTGCGAAGCGGCTTGCTCTGCTTCCCGGGAGTAACGTATCGCTTCCTCTATTTGCCCTTTAGACAAAGCCTCTTTGCCTTTGGCCAGCTTTGAATCTATTTCATATTCCCTATCTCGGTACGCCTGATATTCACTCATGCCACGGCGTTCCAGTTCCCGTATCCGGTCTTCTCCCTTGAGTGATTCAATCCGCTTCTTTTCTTCCAGCTCTTTAACTTTATTAAAATGCTTTTCGGCTTCTGCGTTGAGCTTGTCGATATGCGACTGGTAATCGCTGTACATTTGCTCAAGTATCTGTAGCTTCTTCTCGCGAACTCCACGCTCAAGTGTTTCTAACGCCCTGGCTCGTTCCTGTTCGTCATCATACATCTTGGCTACAGCTTGACGCCGTACATTTGCTTCTGTCTCGATCAGGTTTATTTTATTCTGTGCTGCTGTCCGGAGAATGGTCAATGTGCCGTTAGTATGAGAAATCAACAAAGCCGTTTCTTTCTCATACCTGGCCACATTCTTTCCGTAGGCATCTTCTATGGCTTTTTGTTCCTGAGCATATATCCTGTTGATCTTCTCTGTTGCGTTTTTTACTTCACGGTCTATTATCTTTGATAGCCCCTCAAAGGATGCTGCTATCTGGTCAAGGGAACCCTTCAAATTGCTCCGCGCCTTTGCGATTTCAGTATTTACCTTGTTCAGCGCGCCAGTGATGGATGCCTCCATTGTCTGAGCCGATTCTTCCAATTTATCCAACTGGTCCTTAAATTTCTGCACTCCAGGGCCAAACTTACCCAAATGACCAGCTATTTTTTCAAAGGCCCAAATAATTGCAGCAGCCGCCAATCCAATAGCCCACAGAATAACAGTGCTTTTCTTAAATCCTTCGACCGCAAGTGTGGCCAACCCAATGGTCACGGCCAGCCGTTGAAACATGACAACCAACTTGCCAACATTGAGCACCATGGCAGCTATACCCACAGCAATAGTAGCTCCCACAATGGCGTTGAGGTTTCTGGCCACAAACTCAATGGCCTTGGCCAACGCACCAAAGATAATGCGCAACGCCTCAGACTCGCCAGCGGTCTTGATAAAAGCATTGGCAATGCGGGTCATGGCATCGCCCACAGTGGCCGGCATACCAGCAAAGTCTTTGTTTATTTTGTCCGACGACTCCGCCAGGAGCAGGAGCTTTTCTGCGCTGAGCTCTCCGGCCTTGGCCATCTCTCGAAGTTCACGGTGAGATACGCCCAGCATGTCCGCCAGGTAGGCAAGAGTCTGACCGCCATTTCTGGCCAGGGTGTTGAACTGGCCAATGGTCATGGAGCCATTTTGCAGGGCCTGGGTCAGGGTGGTAATGGCAGACTTGGACTGACTGGCTCCCATGCCTGACAGCTTGAAAATTTTGGCCATGTTTTCAGTCAGGCCAGTGACTTCTTTTTGACTGACTCCGATCTCACGCACGGAGGCAGAAAACTCCATGAATATCTCAGCCACATCACGCACGCCGGTGGCCGTCTTTTGAGCCACAGCATGGATGGAGTCCATGGCCCTGGCCGCAGCTGAGGCACTGCCTTCTGTGGTGGCCAGACGCCCGTTGAGCTCCTGCATGACATTGGAGGCCTCCATAATGGACTGAAAAGCCTTAACGCCAGTAAAGCCCAGACCAAAGGCCCCAAAAAACTTCTTGACCGACATGGTGCTGGTCTTGGCTTTTTTGTCGATGGAATCCATGTTCTTGGCCATTTCTTTGGACTCTTTCCAGGAGTCCTTCATGGCCAGGCCAAGACCCCGGAAAGCACCTACAAGGCCACCGCCAGCCATGCGCAACGACTCAAAAGACCCCTTGAGGGGTCCAAGATTCTTTATAGCCTCCCTGGACTGATGCCCCAAGAACTTGAGGGACTGACCAACTGAGTCTATCCCCTGGCCACTCCGCATCTTGAAGCTTTGCTCAAGGGTTTTGGCTAACTCATTGAGCTTCTTTTCAGCCTGGCTGACATTGGCCGTGATGGTGACCTGAACTTCTCTTTTAGACATGCTTTAATTCCTCAACCATTCTCGACCAGTGCTTTTGATCCATGCTCGCAGCCCGGGAGGCGCTTGCAGTCTCTAGCCAGTTCTGTTCCCTTAGCCTTGACACACTCTTTGAAAATTCTTTTGCATCCACCCAGGTCATATTCATTACAGCCTCGTACTCAAACCCAGCCATAACCAGCCCTGTTATCCAGTCGTGATACCAAGATCCTTGGTCTTTTCTCCCAGGCTTTCCCCTACGGCCTGTATCTTTGGCAGTAGGGTCTGGACGAAAAAATCAATATTAACCTCGATCACCTTGGCCGTAAGTTCAACCAGCACATCAAGCTCTTGTTCTCCCAACCATTCACGTTCAATCCCGGCACCAATGGCCGTGGCCTCGATCACATTGTCAGCGTGCTGCATGATGGCGGCCTTGATATCGCCAGCCATGAAAGCATCAGCAATGGGCTCACAGGCTTTCAAGAATCTGGGCAGGTCCTTGACCTTGACGGGCCTGATTTCTTTCTTGTCCATTCACTCTCCAAAAGGGGTAGGCCCTCCGAAGAGGGCCTGGGGTTGAAGTTTAGCGCACAATGAGTTGACGGAAAATCTTAGAGCCTGTGATCTGATTGGAGTCAGCCAACAGGGCACCTTCCATTTCAAAGCTGGCCATTTCCTCGGAAGTGATCAGGGCCAGCTCTTTGGCCGGGTCGAGCACAAACTTGAAGGCCTCCACAACAACGGGGCTGTCTCCGTCCACGGTATTGAGACCCTCAAAGCGCAAGAACCGGGGGGCGGGGTTGCTTGTGAGGGCATCAACCACGGCATGGTCAGCATAGGTATAGTACACCTTGAGTGCATCACCATCATCCAAAGACACGGTGTCCGGGTCATCGGAGAACCGCACCGACCCGGCTTCCTCGTTGAGAACATAGTCATACTTGGCGTTCGGGGTTAGTGGGTTGTAGGGCACAAGGGGTGTTTCGCCCTTATCAATGGTCACTGCGCTGACTTTGATATGCTGCAAGGGAACGACCTTGCCCTTGTAGAACTTGATGTCCAACGCACTGCCCTTGGCAATGGTTGTGCCTGTTTTTGCCGTATAGCTGCCACGAAAAGCCATGGCCAGGATGTCACGCGAAAAGTTCTCCACAGTCATGATCAAGCTAGCCTTGGTCTCGGTGGGGAACTGGTAGTCCACTAGACGCATCCCGGACTGCGACTCCTTGTGTTCAGCAGAAGAGGTTTCAATGCTGATTCTCAGGTCAGTCACGTTGCCAACAGCGGTCAGGCCAGTAACATCGTTTTTGGTCAGATCGGTCGTGCCGTACTCCCCGACCAGGACCACGCCCTGTCCGGAGTAGTAATGTGTTTCTCTATCCCAGGTTGCCATAAGACATCCCTCCTTAAAGCCTTACGGCCACAAAGGTTACAAGGCCACGGTCATCAGAGCCGTTGGTCTGTACATTTACCACGTCGCCTTTGGCCAAAGTTAAGGCAGAAGCAACGGCCCCCACGGTCACATGCGAAATAGCTTTGTCCGTAGCGCAGGTAATGGCCGTACACATGGCCACTGTTCCCTTCTTGGGAGTCACTGTGCCACTACTAGAGGTTGCTGTGGCCTCGACAATGATGTCCACAATGCGCATGGGGAAAGGAGCCACAAAAGCCACTTGGGCAGCAGTATTGGCAGCTGATACAATGTCGTATTGAAACGCTGCCAAGCTAGCCCCAAGCTGAAGCTTTTCCCCAGTGGGGTTCATTTTGTTTAGTTGAATTTTAGACATATCGCCTCCTAGCCCAAGAGAGTCATGACAAACTCAGGCTGGACAACTCTAAACCCCCAAGCCAGGTGCAATTCCCAAGTGATTTGACCGTACTGGGCAATTTCCAGGAGCAGATAGCTCATGCCCTTGTTGTCACTGATGACCATCTGGTTGATAGTGGGGTTAGCAGGCACCAAAGGCGGTCGCATAATCCCCACAATAGCATTGCGCTCAAAGGCAAAGTTGGGTGAGTAGTTACCAGCAGCGGTAATGTCATCCTCTGCAGTAGCATTGGCAACGAGTCCGGGAGTAGCAATTACCAAGTCTTTGTTCTTGATTTCAGCTTGGGTAACATGGGATACATACATTGCATCGCCTATCCCAAGGACGTCACCTTTTTTCACGCCACCAGAGCCAGCATTTTTAACTTTAAAGGTCTTAATCCCTGCGTTGGTGTTTGCATGAACCTTCATACCGGTACCGTCTCCAGCAGTATGACCTACTAGCCCAGCACTTTCCACGATGTTAAACCCGTACTGGGGCAAGAAGCGCCCAGACCTGCGCTCAGTGTCTGACCCAGCAGCATAAGCCTGTTGAACGATTCCGAGCTTCAGGAGGTTAGCAGCTGCAGCAGTGCCAATAACCAGGTGTTGGTCAGCCATGGGAGCTCCATTATCTCGCAGCTCTTTTCTAAGGTCTGCGATAATATCAATGGAGTCTGCAAAGGGGGCTGTTCCGGCAGCACCTACAGCACGACAAGCATTTTCTTTAATCTCGACACACAAGTCAGCCTCAGCAGCATTACGCAAAGCACGCATGCCCTGGGCAACGAGCTGTCTGGCCCATTCGTTTTGGTTTCCCGCATTTTGCAAGCTGCGAATCTGTTCACCAGTTAAATGCCAGTTGGTTTTCTTGCTGGCAGTGATGGCCACTTCCACGTTGGCTGCGGTTTTATTCGCGCCCTGAGGAGTAGCAGCACCAGGGGTAAAATCATCAAGGGCCGCAACAGGGGCCACAGGCACGTCAACCGTGTCGCCGATGGCCACGCCCTTGTCGTCAAAGCTGGTATAGATTGCATCCACAGCACCGAAAGGTTCGGCAGCCACTTCTTGAGCAGCACTGTAGAGCTGCGGAGCAAGGGCAGTTAGGGTATTGGACATTTTTTAGTTCTCCAGGCTCCCACCATTGGCCATGAACTTGGCACGGTCTTTAGGGGGCAGCTTATTAAAATCATCAATATTCATGGTGCCGCCCTTCCCGGTCGGACTGCCTGTGCCACGCACGCCCGCGCCTCCCGCGCCAGGTGCCTTGAGTAACGCTGGTCGGGACTTGGCAAGTGCAGCCAAGCCGTCCTTGACGGGAACCAGACCATCACCATCTCGATACAGCAGGTCGTCCCCGTCAAACTCCAATTTGGGAGCCACATAAGCCCCCACCACATCACGGTCCACAAAGTCGAAGTCAGCCATGGCCTTGGACAAAATATTTGTTTTGACTGCTTCTTGGTGCTTTCTGGCCAAGGCCTCTTTTTCATTGGCTGCGTCGGTCAGCTGCTTTTCCAGTCTCTTGAGCTTGACCTCCATCTGTTTGTTGACCTCGGCCTGACCTTTTACGTCCGGAAGCTCTTTCAGCTCATCCAGGGACTCCAGGCCCAGACGTTCCAGCAGGCTGTTTTGAGCTTCTTCCAGCTCGGCCACCCTGCCCTTGAGCGCGTGACGCCCGTCAATGGATTCCTTCCTGGCTGCATCACGCTGGCCAGTGAGTTTCTCAATGTGGGCTTCAAGCTCAGTAAACTTCTCGTCTCCAAGCGTGTCCTTGAGCGCGGTAATATCCATGTTTCCTCCGTGATAATGGTTTTGGCCAGAGTCAGGGAAAGGAGTGCTTAAAGACACCCTAAACGAGTTCAGGGTGTAAAATTGCAAGGAGTAGTTTCATGCCAATGTCATGATAGACCGAGACAGATTCCAATTCATAGCCCACGCTCTAAACGGGACAGGTGGGTTTCAACCCAAGTCTACCAGCGATTCATTTTTGCTCAAATATCCTCGCGAGAGCCAAGAGAAGTTTGCCAGGCGCAATGAGCATCCATTGTTCTTGCTGGACCTTCTTATGGCTTGCGACAGGTTCGCTGGGTATCTCTCCATCAACCCTCCCGCCAGAGTCTTTAGCCAGAGCGCCCTAAAAGATGTGGCCAATGATATGGACGGCCAGGGCAATGACCAGGATGTGTTCTGGACCAACTTCACCATCCAGGCCAAGGCTCGAGGCATCATGTTTGTTCTGGTGGATATGGACAAAGAAGATGATTCGGAGCGCAGAACATTCCCATATTGCCAGCTCATCATGCCAGAGCATGTGACACGATGCGTCCTTGGGTCAGATGGCCGTATAGATTTGATACGCTTTGAGGCCACAAAATTAATTGAGGATGAAGACAAAGAGGTTGAGTGGGAGTTCACCAGGGAAGACTGGAAGCTCCTGGATGAAGATAGGCTGGTCATTGAACAGGGCCAGCATACCTTGGGGGTATGCCCTGTGCTGGCTTTTTCCGAGTCTGGCCAGTTTCCCAAAGAGGGAGCTTTTGCCCAGATTGCTGACCTCTCCTATGATTTGTTCAACCGCCAAAGTGAGAAGTTGGAAATATTTCGGTCTGTCACCTTCCCTTTTCTTTCGTACCATATCCCAACTGAGATGACCGGCAATACCGATACCATAACCAACGCCGCCAAGGAGCTTGGGGTATCTAACATGCTCATTCATTATGGCAGCCCTCCCCAATACATTGCCCCGCCTAACGCTCCCTTGGAAAGCTACGAGCGAGAGATTGATTACTTAAGGCGCAGAATTGACGAGGTAGGACTCAAGGTTGAAGGCAGCCAGTCCCAAGAAAGCGGTGTAGCTTTGCAGATGCGTTTCCAAGCCTTGAACTCTTCTTTGTCAAAGTGGGCCGAACGGGTAGAAGACTTTGAGAAACAGGTCTGGGAGATGATTAAGCTCTGGCTGGGTATCTCTAACGACACAGACCCAGAGATAAGATGGGAACGCTCTTTTGTGCTGGCAGACGTGGCAGTTGAGATGTCCATCTTACAGCAAATGCAAGCATCAGCCATGCCTGACACAATAATCCAAGAACAAATGAAAAGGATAGTTTCTGTCCAATTTGGTGGTCTTGACCAAGAACGCTTGGATGAAATCTTGAGCCAAATAGACGAAGAAAAACACGACAGGGACCCAGATGGCTGATGGAATTAAAATCCACGTTCGGGACCACATGGCCATTGGTGCCCTATTTGATGATTTCAGTGACGCAGCCACTGACGCCCTGGCTAGGACTGGAGACCACTTCTTTGAGGTCCTCCAAGACCGAGTAGCAGCTCATACCCAGACCGGAGCAATGGCTAGAAGCCTGGTTAGCAAGTTTGATACAGACAAGCTGGAATACAACATCTGGCATGACCTTGAAAAAGCGCCACACGCTCTGTTTGTCCACTGGGGAACCAAGCCACATGAGATATGGGCAAGAAACAAACAAGCATTACGCTTCCCCATGGGAGACAAGTTTATCTTTGCTAAGAAGGTCAATCACCCAGGCTATAAAGGTGACCCCTATTTTGTGGAAGAAGTAACGGACGATGCTGTCTTTGCTAAGTTTGAAGAATATTTTGACCTTGAGGATTAACCATGCAGACATTTACTGACGAATACCTGGCCAGTGAGGTGACCACTGAGCGCATGATTAGAGCTACCAAGGATGTAGAGTCCATGGGCACGTTCCCGCATGACTGGAAGTCTAGACTCATTGAGCTGAGGGCCTATATTGTCACTTGCCAGGAATGCACCCAGGGCCAAGATGATTTGTACTACTCCAAGCTCAAGGCATATTCTAAAGAGTTTGAGAATTCAGTCATGATGGCTAGAAATGCCGCATCTGACGAAGGAGCCCCGCTTTTCCTTTCTGTCCATCTGGAGCGCAGATAATGACCAAGACCTATGAAGCCTTGACACACATCAAGGACGTGCTCTGTGCGGCCAGGATTGCCAAATCCGTGGCCATTGGACTGGAACCGGAAATAACCGGCAAGGACTATCCCTTAATCAGGATTGTGCCCAGGCGATCAACGCCCAGGAAGGGTGGAGGCAAGATCGTGGAGGTCCTGATCTATTTTGGGGACAAGCTGTCAGACTACAAGGGCCTGGAGCTGATCTATCAGAAGATGGCCGAAGTTGAAGATGCGGTCACGTCCACCATCAAGGCTGGGCATGGCTGGAAGGCTGAACACCTGGACACTGTGTACGACGGGGACACGCTGAAGGCGTACAAGATCGCTGTGGCCAGGTTCAAGGTGGTTATTGGTTAGATGCTAGAAGGGCGACAGCAAGGATTTGATTGTTCCTTTCAATGCGTCAGAAGAAACTTCTTTGACAAGATCAGAAGTCCATGCGGCAATACGCTCTCCTATGCTGGGAGCGTCAATCAATTCTTTGGGTGTGCGATTTAAGGCTGCCAGACCCTTGCTGGTCAAACGTACACCTGTAAAAATCCTTGCTTGACTCCCCCGCCCTGCTTCACTGGTCAGGGTCAAATATCCCTCATCCCGCAAGAAAATCACTGTCTCTGCATAAATGGCCATGGATGACTGGTCAAAACTGTCCAGCCCTATGACCTTGGCCACATCTTCTGACTTCATGGTCACGGGTACGGGAAAGGCTGAATACAAGACCCCAAATATGGCCACAGTACATCTGTTGAAAAGGTCAATGTTAGCGCACATGATTCTACTCCTACCCAAGAATTACAGCTACAGCATGTCGAACTGCATCACTGGCCACTCCAGCAATGGTGCCTGCACTCCAGGCAGCCACACGACTGCCCACAGTGGACTTAGGAGCGTCCAGGGCGTCTGGGTTGCGGTTTAGTGCTGCCAAGCCCTTGCTGGTCAAGCGTACTGCCATGAACACACGTTCCTTTTCAGGACCTGCTTGGCTACCAAACCGTATATATTCTTCTTCTGCCAAAAAATCTAAAGTCGCACTGTAAGTTTCCAGGGTCTCCTGGCTTGGTGGTACTGGCCCATCATCCAGCTCTGTTATTTTGACAACAGATTTCTTGGGAAAGGTTGAATAAAGCCGGCCCATAATCAGGGCGCAGCCACGGTTGAAGTCATCAATGTTGGCACACATAATCATCCTGTCTTGCGTAGGTCAGTAGCTGGGTCAGGATTGAGCAAGGTATCAATATCGAAGTCTCTCAGACCAATATCGGAAAGAGGAATTCCAAGAACATTGGCCTGGGTTTGTACTTCTAGAAGGGCCTGGTATGCGTTAAGACCGTCAACCTTACCTGCACCTTCAATGCCCTGCTCCTTGAGCAACTCAACTAATGCCAAAAGAATTATCTTGTAATCATTGGCCATGTTCAACCTTCCTTGACTTGAGTATTCCCTGTAAGACAGCCCGCTGTTCTTCTTGCCTGTCTATGTCTTTCTGCCATTTTTTCAACAGCCCTGACTTATATCTATCATCTCTTTGTTCCCAATTGGAAACTTTCTGAGCTGGATTTGCAATCCATGCCTTGTGTCTTTTAATCTGTTCAGAAAATGACCCTACTCCCGCCTGAAGCTCTTGAGTTGATTTCATTTCCATTTCTTCACACCAGCCACTATGCTTGCCACCTTTCTTGGCTATATCATAAGCATTGCTCATGCCCACGTCTAGCCTTATACCCAATCCCTTGGCAACATCCCCCATACTTCTAATACCGTACATTGCAGGCTGATTTCTGTTCCATACATCATCTGCCATGCCCCCACCAAAGACCTGGTCACGCTTGGCCCTGCTACCCATGATTTTGGCTGCAATCCTTGGGTCTAGGCTTTGTAAATACTCTTTGTCTGCATTGGGATTGAGCTTCCATTTGCGTTTAAGGCCCCAGTGCTGTGGCGCCAACATGCAACGACAAAAGGGATGCACAGGTGGTACAGGGCAAAGCTCTTTGGGATACAGCCCAGGCCCAAGACCGTATAAGTCACGCTCTGCCAATAGATCACAAATATCATCAATGGGGTGGGTGGGATTCAGTCTGTATTTAACTATGGCAATGCCCTTGTCCTGCATGTATTCCCTGGACAGACCGCCCATGTATGCCCGGTGGAGCTCGGTCTGGGCTATGCGATTGGCAAAGTAGCGCATGCGCTCGTGGAAGGCTGTCTGGAGCTTCTTTTCTAGCAATTCAAAGCCAGCTCCTTTCTCAATGGCGTCCAGATACTCCATGTACGCAGCCTTAAGGGCTGGGGTGCGTAACCTCTCTGCCTGCATTCTGGCAAAGAACCTGGCCAGCTCACCCTGTAGACTTGGGTCCCTTAAAAGCTCAGATCTCAGATATGCTGGCAGTTCTTTGTTGTGCTGCGTTACTTTGAGAACTTCCTTGTCCCTGAATCCGTACCCCTCATAAATCTCTAAAGCCAGCTTTCTGGTGCTGGCAAACCCTTCGTCATGCCTTCTGACCACCTCAGCCACTACAGCGGCCACTGTCTCAGCCTGGACATGGAACCTGGTAGAAAGGGACATGCCAGATACAACCAGGTCCTTGACTAGCCCAGCACCACCCACAGAGCTTTGCAGAATGCCTGAGAAGGCTGTGGTCAGAACTTCTTTGTATTGGCCTTCAAAGCTACGCAAAGCCTTTTCCACTGCGTCCCTGGCCGGCATACCTGCACGGATAGACTCTTTGAGCTGGCTCATGGCCTTGTCTAGCTCTGTGGTTATACCCAGGCTGGCAGCTTTGAGAATGGCTTCTTCCTGCGCTTGGGTAATCATAGGCTTGGGATGTAGTGGGTTAGGGTTTTGGGAACAGCCTGGTCAAGAACAGTAAAGGCAAGACTGGCCGCATCCACCCCATCATCATGCAACCCTTCAGGAAAGCTTAACAGTTCCTCTCTAAACCAGGCAGGCACCCGAGCTGGGTCATGTCTAACTTGATGCTGTTCGTAACGAGTTAAAAGAGGCATGAATCTAGTCAGTTTATCTTTATCGGGCCGGATACCCCGTACGGGCAAAGATGTAGTTCTGGTCAACTCCTGAATCACTGCTGCCTGATACTGGACCTTCTCAATGGCAATAAGGCCAGGATTGTGCCTGGCTGCTGCATCCTTGATACGCTCTAGCACTTCGTGAAATTCGCATCGATGCCGCTCCACCTCCATCACATACACAACCCCTGAGCCTGGATGACGAGTCATGGCCACAATAGCCGTGTAGTCAGAGCCCTGCTTTTCTGAAATAGCCAGATCCACACCAAGAACCACAGGCAGCCCTGGTGGAACTTGCTCGGTCAAAATCATATCTGGCTTAACCAGACCAGCGCCAAAGGTGACAAACTCGGCTAAATATTCCTGGCGAAAAACCAGATCTGGTAGCTCTTCTTTGTACCGTTCCACTTCTTCTACAGATATGTGGGGATTTGCTGTGGTGGGCATGTGCCAGGACTGCCAGTCGTGATGACCTGGGTCCAGGCCACGCTGATATAGGTCATAAAAATAGTTCAGTCCCTTGGGGGTTGAAATAAACCAACCCTCACCCTGATAGTCGGTCAAAGTGGGAGCTATAGCCCTCTCCCAAGCATCTTTTAAGTATCGGGCATGGGCTGCCTCATCTATGACAATTCGGGCATACTTGCGCCCCCGGCCAGCATCCTGGTCTTCCAAGGTCCAAAAATCTATACGGCCACCTGTGATCAACTCAATGCGCATTTCCGTTTTATTGGCCTTCCTGGTCACTGGCCTGAGTACCCGCTCCATGTCCGTCCACACATCTAGCAAAAGTTTATATGTGGGAGCAAAGAACCCTACAGGCTTACCACTCATGGCTGACCCAGGCATGAGCCCCAGCCAATTACAAGCCAATAGTGTTTTGCCAAATCTCCGGCCTGCTGCAATGGTTTTAAAGCGTGTCTTACCCTCCAGGATAGATTCTTGCCCTGGATGCAAGGCAATGGGAGAGACCACAATATTCATACATTGGTCCAAGACACGGTGACTGGACCCTCTGCTCTGTCATCTAGCCCATGGGCAGCTCGTTCTGCTTTTTGTCGAATGGCTAACATCTCAGCGCTTATCTTGGCTGACTTGCCCAGGTCAAAGTCATCAGCAACACCATTGACCGTAAAGCGCTGATGATGATCTTCCCAGTCTTGTTTGTGCCTGGCCACAACCTCAGCCCCTCTTGCAGCTGCTGCATTAATGGCCTGGGCTCTTTTTTTTGGGTTGACGCCGGCAACTACTCCGGCAACCTTCTCGGCAACCTTGCGCCTAATGGCTTGGCTTAAATCTTGTCCATCTCCCCATCCTTCACGCTTAGACCGACGCTGAATAGCCTGGTGGGTAATACCCCACTTGTCAGCCAAGGCGCGGAAGCTAACGCCTGTTTCACGTTCTGCTCGAATGGTTTCCCAATCGTCTGCTGTTAACCTTTTTCTCTTGCCCATTACCTTGCCCATAATGTTGGCTTGTCTGGTCCTCGTGACGGGTCCCCAGACCGGGCTAAATTAACAGCATTGCGCACAGCCATAGCATGAGCCTTCCACATGCCGGACCTTAGACACTCCTGGTAGAAATACTCATTCACATAGCGAAAAATATGAGGAATGTCGTTGCGCCTCATCATCTGGCAAAACACATCATGCAGCATGGAAGGACGAATAATAGACGGCATGTCAAACCATCCTGTAGCGCCATCCCATGCGTATCCTTTGCGCACTAGCAAATAGCCTTGAGAGTTGAGAGTGTACCAGTCCCAGTCCACGTTATAGCCTGTGATAGTGGTCTTGATGCTGTAGGGCTCTTCCACCTGGAACTTGTAGCCTCGGGAATAGGCTAGCATTGATCCCACTCGCTTAAGTGGCGGTCAACATCAGGCGTGGGTGTCGTCATCGTTTGCCTGTTCTGGCACTGGTTCGGTCTCAAATGTGCGGTCATACTCGAAACTCTTGTCCGGAGTCTCATACTTAAGATGAGCCGATCCCGTGTAACAAGCCACGCCAAACACAGCCACGGCCAAGATCATAATCCACAATTTAAAGCGATCAACTAGCCTCATAATATCTCCTTGCGTTGTTCGTCATTCCCGCGCCACTCTTCGTCATTGCGACCGCGAGGAACCGAAGCGGGCGGCAATCCATCTTTGTCTTTCCTGGATTGCTTCGTCGAAGACTCCTCGCAATGACTTGGGGCAGTTAGCCCATGTTAGCGACATTTATGTCGTTGACATCAATCCTTGCCCGTCCTGAGCACTTCGGCCACCCGCTGTGCCCGCTTTTTGGCCTGAGTAGCATACTTACTATCCAGACACTCTTTCTTGGCAGTTTCCCAATCCCCGGCATTAATGGCTGCGATCATTTTTTTGAATCCCCTGAGCTTTGTCTCTCCAAGCTGAAAAGCCATGTTAACCAATGCACGCTGGCGTGGCTCGGTCATCTGCTCCAGGGTCCAAATACTAAAAATCTTCACGCACGCACTCCAGGCTTTCAAAATATCCTGACGCAACGTACGGCCACACCACTCCAGGCTGACTGCCTCATCTGGCCCAAGATTATCACTGATCAAAATGACGTGCCCCACGCCTATGGTCCAGACGCCAGCGGTACACTTATACCGCCGCAAGCGGATACCCTCGTCAATGATCAACTCTTCTTCGGTTTTTATCTGATCAATCATTTAGCCTCCAACTAAGCTACCCAACTTGGCCAACACTGCACCAGCTGCGCCACCGCCTGCTGTCAGCGCCACCAGCACTGCCCATCCACCTTTTGTTTCTGACCGCCATTGCTCCATATCTGTGAGCCTTCTATTCAACTCTTGTACATTGCCAGACAAGAGATCATTCTTTTCTTCATTACGCATGCAATGCGCCCGGAGCATTTCTTCTATCCGTGCCAGGCGCACCTCAACTGGTTCTGACATGCTATCCCTCCACTTGGTTCAGTCTTACGGTAGCACTGATACAAGACGGAATGCTTTTTCACCCTAAACCCCTTTAGCCCAAAGGCAGACGCACGGGCCGTTGTTTTTTTCTTTTGCTAAGCTGGGCATTGAGCCTGCGCACCCAGGCCAGGGTGACTTTATATTCCATGGCTACTTCTCTGGGAGAATGTCCTTTTTCCAAGCGCTCGATAATGGCAGATTTTACTGGTTTGGGTTTGTTAACCTCATTGGGCAGCATGATGTATTCACCGCCAAAACAAGCTGACAAATCCTGCATGGCGCTTTCTCCAATGAGCTTTGGCAACTCTCCAAAATGAGCTTTCTTGGGGACAAAGACATCAACCCCGCCATACTTTTTGCAAAGTGCTGTAGCTGCGTCTTTGCCGATGATGTCCACCAGCCTGGGCCAAGAAACAGAGATTGCGGCCATGGTTCTAAATCAACCCTCCCATGCGCTTTTTTATTTTCTCCCATGACCACCGACACCAGCGGTTCCCCTGTTCGTCATCTGGAGGCCAGGCAACCAAACCGCATCTTCCTGTTGAGTCTGGCTTCCGGTCTCCATGCCAAATATTGCAGTTCACCTTGCAAAAGTTGGTTGGGGCCTCTGTGATCAGGGGATGACCTTCAAATTTTTCCATGTACTTTCCTTGCTTCGCGTTCTGCCAGCATTACTTCCGCCATGTCGTAGGCGTCTTGTGCACACTCCCGAAAAGTTCCATCAAAACCGCTCGCAAAGACCGACGCCATGGCCAGGCCCGCAAAATGATCCAACAACTCCTGCCGTTCCCGCGCCTCTTGTTTAATGCGCTTGGTGGGCCGCTTGGCAAAGAAAACAATCATGCAGTCTTTGCATTCGTACTCTTCAATGCGGTCGCTGGACCGCCCGTCCGTGAGCATGACCACGTTGGTGCCTTTGCACTTGGCGCAGATTTGTTTCATTCCCACTCCCTAATTTCGATCTCCCACCTGGGGTCATCGCTGTAGTGCTTAGAAACCAACAGCTCCACCACCTGGGCATCATCACGCCAGAAAATACCGTTGAAGCAATCCTCCAAGTGCTTAGCAATATTGCTCACGTCAGGCTTTTTAGCCGGTCGTATCTCCTGATTTCTGGCCATGGATTTCTTAAGCCTGGGGTAGGACTTAGGGATAGGCATGTAGGCCCGGACAGATAAGCGCAAAGGTCCTTCCAGGGGCTCCCTGGGTCTGTGCTGCAGGGCAAAAACTAAAAGCTTGTGTTCTTCCATGCGCTGTTTGGGAGCTTTGTATGTGCGAGAAAAACCACCTCTGGCTGTATGCCTGGCCCTCATCTGGCCGACAGGCTCCAGGGGGATGGTGAATTTAATCATTGCCTGGACTCCTGCCAGTGAGGAACACGCTGACGTTCCTGAGCAGCGGCTTTCTTGGCCAACTCTATGGCCAGTGCTGAAGGCCCACCGTCAAAAGTAAACCACTTGCGGCTGATCCATCCGGCTGCTTCTGCCTGGGCCAGGGATACGCGACCAATATGGCCGGCAAATCCCGCGTAGCACTGGCAATACTTGACCGTGGTCTCAATTTTGCCGTTCTTTTTTCGATACAGCCACAAAAGGCCAGCTTCGCAATCCTGGCAGCCCTGCTCGCGCTCTTTGGCCTGCTTCTGCGGGTTGTCCCGCTGCCACTGGTGGAACTTCTCCAAAAAAACCTTGGGGAAGTTGGCTGGCATGCGCTCCAGCTCGTCCGTAAGCTTCTGGGTGATGTAGCCCACGGCCTCGCTGGGGATGTGGCTGACCTTGGGAAACCAGGTGTAAATTTTTGTTTCAGAGGGCACAGACGCTCCCAGAAAGTTGGCAATGCTCATGGCCGCATAGCTGAATTGTTGCTCGGTCATTGCTTCACCTCGATGCTGTCCAGGAAGTTTCTCATTGAATCGCCCACGGACTTGGGGCCGTCATGAATCTCCAAGGCCTCCCTTGGTGCCTCTGGCAAATAGTCCAGGCTGGAACAGTGTTCCCATAAGCCCAGAAAATCAGCCCTTTTAAAATCAATCACGCCTCTAGGCCATGAGCAAACCGTACTCCATCCACCCATCATCCTGACTGCTCTAGCTGCTTCTGGTGAAAGATTGGGCTGTCCGTAAGAGCCAACACTTTGTATTTCGCTTAGCAAGTGTTCCCAATCTTCCATGGCCTGCTCTTTTTTAGACTGTTCCCCCTGGCCAGTTATTCGGTTCAAAGCCTTTTTGAGCACCGCAAATGGAGGCAAGGTTTTGTATTCGTACTCGTTGATGACCATCCGCACCGCCAGGGCTACCTCCTGATGCGTGTATGGTTCCAGAAGGTCCAGCCACATACTCAGCAACTCTGCGGAAAGCTTGCGGTCAAAGTTACCCGCCAACGCTGTTAAAATAGCTGCTTTTCTTTCCATTTAGTTTTTCCTCCAAAACTTTTTTGGCAATTCTGAGATTATGCGCCGTGGTCTCGCTGACCTCTTGCCCATTCTCCAGGACCACAAAACCATCCTTGCCATTGCCGTTACCGGGTGGCTTCTTGGGGGGATAGACGCTTTTCCACGAGTTCATGGTTGCTTCTTCCAGCAGTTTTATTTTTTCTTGTTCAGTCCTGGCCAATGAATCGATCCTGGAGAATAGCAGCTGTACCGCCCTGACTGTCATCGGGCTTTTGATCTTCTGGCGCATTTCGTGGAAGTCCAAAAAGGCTTCAAGAAGTGGTCCTTCACCAGCGATGTCTCTGGCTACGGAAACAGGAGTGGGATTCTTCTCGGGGACGACTCCCCCCTCCAAGGGGGGTTGGGGGGTTTTCTTAATAGGATCTGGAGTTGGATCTGGAGCTGGAGCTGGAGCTGGAGCTGGAGGAGACGGGTACCGACCGGGGGGCGAGTCGGGGGCGAGTCGGGGGCGATCGGGTACCGAGTCGGGGGCGACAGTCTCAGCCTTAACTATGCCAGATTCTTCGTCTTTTATTCTTGCGTAGTCTTCTGCTGAAATAACGCCAATGCCCTGAGCTTCCAGTTCAGCTGCTCGATGAGGGTAATATTTTTTAAGGTTCCCAAATCTACCTTCCCCACTTCGTATTTCCGCATCAGCTGCATAGGCGTTGTGATCGATCCAATCATGGATGGCCAAGCCCTGTTCAGTCTCATTCAAAAGCCCTACCGCAAGAAGTGTATCCACAAACTCTTTTGCATCTCCGTCCCACTGCGCATCAATGGCAATGTCTTCCAGGTCATACCCTGTAAATACGCCATTGGGCCGGTGAGCTGCTGCAGCAAGCATCAGGTCAATGAATGCCAGCACGCCCTCTGCTCCAAGGAGTCTTTGGAGTTTTTTCCGCTTTCTATGATTGGAAAAAGAAACTTTAAGGCGAATATCTGAGTTCATCGTACTACACCCCGCCCTTTTGTATGACTGACAAATAAATTTTGGGATCATATTCTGGGATCATGGACGGCTCCAACTCCAGCAAACGGAGGAAGACATCTATGGACCGCTCAATGATTTCTGTTTTGGTGATTTCTCCACCCGTGGCCTGGATCACGGCCATGAGACGATCGTACATCTCTGGTGTCAGCCTGACGCTTAACGGATCCAGCTTGGCCATGGAGATCATTCCTGGTCCCCCGGATTCGGGGATGATGGAGAGGCGTCGCCGTAGAGAAAGGGCCAGAGCTTCTCCAGAGTGGTCACGGTGATGGACTTCCCGCCCAAGAATTTGGAAATACTGGGCTGAGAAACTCCGCTCTTTCTGGAAAGTTCCTGTTGCGTGATGCTTAAAGACCTGAGCCTGTCTCTTATGGAGTCTTGACTGATAATGTTCATGGAGGTGTTTTATGCTGCATAGAATAGAAAGTCAACAAAACGATTTCTTACTAGAATGTGACCGACAAGAATGTTTCCTATATGGGGGAAAAATGGACCTCCAATCGAATGATAAGTTTATGCGCATCATAAAGGATGCAATTAAGAATTTGGGTAACCAGCAAGCTGTCTCCGACATTACTGGCGTACCGCAATCAACAATATCAAAGATCCTCAAGGGGAAAGGGATAAGCCTAGAAACGGCTTGCCGGATACTGGACGGACTTGGCGTCAAACTCGTCCCCCCTGGCCAGGACGCAGCCAAAGAGGTCTGCTTTGTTGATGCCAAGATCGTTCCTGTGGGCCAGGGGCTACCCGAGCCAGTGCCAGAGGATTATTATGCTGTGCCCCTGGTGGATGATGTTGGTGCTGGTGGGGGCCGGGTTCTTCTGGGCCAGATTCGCAGCTGGTTTTTAGTCTGGAAACATCAAGACGCAGTGCGTCACAAATCAAACCTGGTTGCAGTGCGCATCGACAGAACCGCCAACTCCATGATCCCTACCCTCTACCCTGGCGACATGGTCCTAGTGGACCTAGACGACAAGACCGTGGACCAGCCCAGAAGATTGTGGCTGGTGCAAGACCCGGATGGCGAGGGCAAGATCAAGCGCGTCTCCACCAAGCACATGACCAAAGAAAGGGATTACCAGATCATCTACTACTCGGATAATGCGGAAGAATATGAGCCAGAAGTCTATTCCCTGAACACCCACTTTGAGGGGAAATGGGACAAGGCCATCATTGGCCGGGTGCTCTGGGGGTGGACGGATTTGATGCGGAAGTGAGGGAATGATTTCTGTTGACTATTGTGAGAAAAGTATCATAATGATACTTGTTCAAAGAAACAACAACGAGGTTGAATGAAGCGACCACATGAAAAGCCAAGGAGAACGTACGACCTCGAAGACGTAAAAAGGCTAGCTCAAAACGAAAACTTTAAGATTGCCAAAAGTGCTCTGCAGGATGCAGCCAGTCTGGGGATGCTAACAGAGTGTGTGATTGACGTCATACTTGATCTCAAACTGTCCGATTTTCACAAGTCAATGACAGAGCATGTTAGTCGGAACGAGATATATTTAGATGTATATCATAAAGAAATTGAAAACTTTATGCTTTATATTAAGTTTAAGATTACAAATGGCGATCTTCTGATTATTACATCATTCAAAGAAAGGTAGGTTTTTATGATCAACTTCAAACATGGCGATTCTTGTCCTGTATGTGAAGTTGGAGCTCTTCAAGAAAGGGCAGGGTCTTTTGCTTTTACATATAAAGATGAGAATTTTTCAACCACAGATATAACAGAGTATCATTGTGAATTATGTGACGAGACTTTTCTTAATCGTGAAGATGAGCGGAAAGTTGAGCGCATGGCCATTGAGTTTAGAAGGGAAGTGGATGGCCTTTTAGCTCCATCTGAGATTAAAAAAATCCGTGAAAAGCTCAGTTGCACTCAAGTTGAACTTGCTAAACTCTTAGGTGTTGCCGAAAAAACATTTGCTAGATACGAAAATGGAACTGTCACCCAAAGCAAATCAATGGATATTGCTTTAAGACTTATCCAAGATGATCCCGATCGTTCACTTGCTGTGATTTGTGAAAAAAAGCCCGTAATAGCGAACTATGAATCTTCATTTGAGTGGAAGGTGGAGAGTAAAATAAAGACTTTTTCTGGCCCATACAACCTAGTATATCAAAACTTGTGTGTTTCATATGATTTGGCACAGGTGGGCTGATGAAAGTCACTGACATCCGCCTTTTGTCGTGTATCTTTAGGCAAAACAAAAACTACAAAGGCACTGGTGAAGTTGAAATGGCAACAAACATCAGGTTTGGGGCCGATTTTGATGAAGCAACAAAAGTTGCTACAGGCATAATAGCTGTAGTGATTCCAGAGAATGAGTGTTACCCATATAGCTTTGAGATTGAAGTTGGTGGGAAATTCTCTCTTGAAGATGACGAAATCCCGCATATTGAAAGAATATGCGGAATAAATATACCCGCAATACTCTTTCCGTACCTTCGTGAAAATGTTGCGGATATTACGCGAAGGAGTGGAAACTCACCGGTACATCTGGGGACAATAAACTTTGTCGAAATAGCGAAGCAAAAAAAATTGAGCGTGAGTGCTCCACCGGGGATAACTAAGCACCCCTACCCTAACCAAGCCTAACTAAGCCCCCCCTCGCGGGGCTTTCTTTTTGCCCCCTTCCAGCTGTCAACTAATCCTTGACAGCTCCCCTTCCCTTCCAACTGTTGCAGATTTGGCAACGGTTCCCCCAACTGACAACTAATACTTGTCAGTTGCCCATTAAAAAAGCCCCTTTCGGGGCTCTCTTTATTCCATGGCCAGTACTAGTAGTTTGCCCAAACGCCTAAACTACCCTGCGTGCCGGAAGAAAAGCCAGTATGGTTTCTTTGCAGACCCGGACCATACCCCCTGACTTGCGTACCAGTTTCATCTCCACCAAAGTATTGATATCCCTGGTAACGCACTTGTCGGTCATGCCTGCATACTCCCGAGCCAGCTGGCGAGAAAGAACAGGAATGTCCTGAATACTGGCAGACCAATCAGGGCGGCTACTCAGTTCAAGCACAACATGCCGACGCCGGGTGCTGGCAGGCGTGTTCTTTCCTTTGAACTGGGAATGGACATAGTTCACCCATGCTGTGTCCCACTGGTGCTCTCGCACAATCCGGAGCTGTTCCTTAAAACCATCCAGCAGGCCCTGAAGCGCGTAGCGAAGGAAGGAAGTAATGTCTCCGCCGCTCTTGCTGGTCTTGTCCAACTCCTGATAATAGCGAGTTCTGGTCTGGTTGTAGTGATTGCTCAAGAGATGACACGCGGGCTGGGGGATGCCCAGCAAAAGCAATATCTTGTATTCCAGCAAGCGTGCTGTCCTGCCATTGCCATCGCCAAAGGGATGTATCCAAACCAGATACACATGACAGATGATGGCTTTAATAACACCAAAGGCAATATCCCGATCCTGGCCCATGGCACTGAAGTCCATGGTATTGAGCCAGTCAAAAAGCCTGCGCAACAAATAGGGACAATCTTCTGGAGGCGCGCAGCCGTAGCGGCCAACAACTACCCGGTGCTCCCGAAATGCACCAGGCACAACGCCATCCTCCAGGGTAAGCCCGTGCAAAATCTGGGCATTAAAGTGCAAGGTTTCTTCCACAGAAAGCTCGCCAGCAGTTCCAAGCAAGACATGCTCTGCAATTTCATTACAGCCACTGACCACATTGTCGATTTCCTGGCCAAGATATTCACGGGACGGCGGAAGCTTCAGTGTCCCGTCAAGATGCCCTCGGGCCTCTTCTTCTGTCAGCGTATTCCCTTCTATTGCTGTTGTGGCCAAAGCCCCCTTGAGCAGATAGAGCTTGTGCAGATCCTTGGCCACGTCCGGCATAAGGGGAACACCAGCCAAATGGTCACACTTGGATTGAATTTCACCCAAGAGCATCCATATATGGTGGTCAAATGTTGAAAAATCCAGAACAAATTTTAACCATGGATGACTGTCTTCATACTTCCTTTTAGCCATAGGACTGTCCTTGTTTTTTAGTAGTAAATTAAAATATTAGAGTTGTTTTTTTCTTTATGTTGTCCTTGCCTATGTCTTTTGGAATAGCCGTTCCCATGTCTATGGGCAAGAAAAAAAATGATGCGTCCCTCTCCCCCTGCACTCCCAGGACTTCCAGGACTTCTCCCCTCATCCCCCCAGCCCCCAAGCAATCCTCGTTAGTTCGCTCTCTTTTTTCATCAAATATATTTTTTTGTCGTTTTTTATTCTAAACAGACTTATTTTTGCTTGACTATTAATTCTTGCTAGAATAAAACCTCAATCAACAGCCACGAGCAATCCCGCGAAGCAACGGGCGGACGGCCAGACAAGACGCAGTCTGGCAAGTCAGGGAGCCTCCTACTCACCTGGGGACGTGCCTTACTTCCCACGTCCCTGCGTCACCCAATGATGTGAGCGAAACAGGCAGGAGGTAGGTTATGACTCCAACCATGTGGAAATCGTTTTTGTCCATGCTTGGCCTTGGTGGCCAGACAAGAGTTGTGGACATCCCTGGTCATGCCCTGGTGGCAGCCATGATCATCAAACGCTCCAGAGAGCAACGCAAATCTAAAAAAGGAAAGATAACATGCAAGGTCAAGGTATAAAAACAAACGCATTTCTTCCGGACATAAACATTGAGACCTATCATGCTGGCCCGGGCATCTCTAAAAGTCAGCTAGACCAGGTCGCCAAGAGCCCGGCCCATTGGAAAGCCAGCCTGGAGATAGAGCGCAAAGAAACCCCAGCCCTTCGTGTTGGCCGCTTGTTCCACAACGTAGTGCTGGAGCCTGAAAGTATTGATCTGGCTGTGGCTCCCAAAGTTGATCGGCGCACCAAAGTCGGAAAGGCGACCTGGGAAGCATTTGTATCTGCAAATAAAGACAGCCAAGTGGTCACAGAAGATGAGTACACACTCATCATGGGCATGAGGGATAGCGTCATGCTTCACCCAATAGCCAAGGCTCTTTTTGAGCTAGACGGAATGTTTGAGCACAGCGTTTATTGGCAAAATGAAGAATCCGGTCTCTTGTGCAAATGCCGGCCAGACTGGTGGCTTCCTGGCAAGCAGGTCATTGTGGATCTGAAGACCACTGAGGATGCCAGGCCTTGGGCGTTTGCCAGAGATTCAGCCAAATACCGCTACCATGTCCAAAACGCCTTCTACGACGAAGGAGTTGGATCTGTAGCCCTTTCCCAAGGGTTTATCTTTGTGGTTGTGGAAAAGGCCCCGCCCTACGCCGTGGCTGTGTACCAGCTCGATGACCAAGCCATTCTGGCCGGGCAAATCATGTACCAGGAAGAATTGAACATCCTGGCAGATTGCCAAAGGACAGGGATTTATCCTGCATATTCTGATCGGATAGAGGTCCTGTCTTTACCCAAATATACCATTCAGGAGGCTTTTGACCATGTCTAATGTACCCGCCATAAAAAGCACCAGCCCGGCTCCCATCCAGGTGGGTCTGACGGACTCCCAGAGCTTTGAACTGGCTCAAAGGGTGGGCAAGCTCTTTGCCACATCAAGCCTTGTTCCAAAAGAGTACCAGGGTAACCTGCCCAACTGTGTCATTGCTCTGAACATGGCTTCACGCATGGGAGCTGACCCTATGATGGTAATGCAAAACCTAGTAATTATTTACGGGCGTCCCTCTTGGTCAAGCCAGTTCCTCATTGCCACTTTCAACAAGTCCGGTCGGTTCTCTGCCATCAGATATGAATTTGAAGGAACTCCTGGCCAGGATGACTACGGCTGCACTGCTGTAGCCACCGAGCTGGCCACTGGTGAAGTCCTTCGAGGGACTACCATCACCATTGCCCTGGCCAAGGCTGAAGAGTGGTATCAAAAAAAAGGTTCCAAATGGCAGACCATGCCCCAGCAGATGCTCATGTATCGAGCTGCGAGCTGGTTTATTAGGGCTTATGCTCCGGAGATCGCCATGGGACTGCACACAGCTGAAGAACTCCACGACACTTATGACCTGGAACGCCAGGGTAGTACCTACGTCATGCCTCCCAAGGGAGAAGCCCAGGACTTAAACAGCATCATTAGCGTGGTCGCTGAGGAGTCCGAGGTTGTCCCACCTCCGGAACCAGAACCCGTCTATGTCGCAGAACCAGTGCCAGCTGATGAGCCAGACGAAAAGCCGAAAGCAAAAAGACTGACCCAGGAAGAACTGGACGGCATGAGAGCTGATGCAGTGGCGGCCATTGAAAAGGCTGGTGTGGACCTGGCCGAGGTGGAGAAGACTGTCAATGAATACTCCACGCGCTGGAACACCAAGCAGATTGAAAGAGTCATGAACAAAATCCTGCCCAGGCTCGCTCCAGAGCTGGCAGAGGCGTAGGAGGGGAGAAAATGAAAGAAAAAGAACCCATCACTTTGTCAGCCCTTTACGGAGGGGCAGTAGTCGAGGCTGTGGACCATGAGATTAGCAATGCTCTGTCCAACATCATGGACGTGAACACGTCCCCAACCCAGGCAAGGACCGTAACTTTGAAGCTTAAGATTAAGCCCAACAAGGAGCGGAATATTGCCAGCGTTGCGTTTCAAGCATCGAGCACCTTGGCTCCAGCTGAGGCGCTAGAGACTAGCATTATCATTGACCGGGATGAATCAGGCAGGCCTACTGCTTTTGAGCTGTCCCCAGGTGGCCCCCAAGAGGCCAGTATTTTGCCATTTTTTGGAACAGGAGAACAAGAATGATTAAAAGTTTTGTTGAAAAAATATTGGAGCTGGCAGTGGTGGAATCCAAGACCCTTGACGGTCGTCTTTATACTACCAAAAAAGTGCATCCTGTTTATGAGCCCGAGATTGACTGTCTAGGGCTGTGTACTCTGACAGGCATCCAAGACTATATTGCAGAAAATTTGGATAGGGCGGCTACGAGCAACACCATGATCCATGTGCAAAACTATCGCACTGTGCGCTTGGTAGGCCCTTTGTCTGGTGATTTTTTGCAACGCCAGACTTTGGTGAGTTCCCAGGCTCACGAATGCGGGTTTCCTTTTGACCGATACTTGGATCGTGAGGAATTTCAGGTGGGACTCATGTCTGCGTTTATGCCCACACCAGAGCGTGACCAGGTGCTACGCTATGTGTCTGGCATTGTGCAAAGTGCAGAGGTCAAGACCGCTGATGATGGTATCAGCCAAAGGGTGACCGCCAAGGCAGGGATTGCGCGCATTGCAGAGGTGGATCTTCCGAACCCGGTGAAGCTTCAGCCTTATCGAACCTTTATTGAAGCTGCACAGCCTGAAAGTGAATTTGTATTCCGGGTGCGCCAAGACCAAGACTGTAAGCGGGTGACCATGGCTCTTTTTGAGGCCGATGGTGGACGGTGGAAGCTGGAGGCAGCTTTGAACATTAAAGACTGGCTACTTAAAAACATCCCTGAAGCACGAGTCATTGTATAGCAAGAGGTTTGAACGATGCCTAACGAATCAATGATTGTTCCAGTTGATCCAACGACCATGGCCGTTGATTTTTTCACCGGCCAGACTGGTCCCGACGCGCTGATGGGCTGCCAATCCGGCGTAGAAATCAAGCTATACCTGAACCGCTGGCGGGAAATATTGCGCGAAGCCATGGTAACAGTGGAGCTCGAAATGCTGGGAGCAAGTTTGAAGAAAAAAGACTGATGGGGAGTCCCTATGTTAGAAGTCAACGTGCTTTACAACAAAACAACGACCAGATTCGCAACGGACGCGGATGGACACAACCTCTACATCCACGAAAAAGGACAATACAGGCATATAAGCTTTGACCGCGGGTACGACAATAAACACGCCATGCGCGAACACATCAGGTTTGTTCTAGGTGTCCAGCCAGGTGAAAAAATAACATTCAACTGGAGCAGTGAAGCAATTTGGCCTGGGAAAGCATGTTGGGTCTCGTTTCTATGTTGAAGAACTCACTGCTGAGTGTCTGGTCATCAATCTAAAGGAGATCATTCCATGAGCGCGTGGAGCAAGCAGGCCATACCCCTGATCTTTTTAGAGATCACCATGAATGCCATCATGGTTGGCAATCAGGACGCAGCCATTGTCAGGCGTATCGACAAACGCGTTCAGCGTTGGATTGGTGACTGCTGGAGTGTAGTCAACAATGGCAAGGCCAGTCCGGACAACAGCCAGGCCCAGCGCAAGGTTCAATCAGCTGCAGCCTCTCTCAAAAAGCAGCTCGATCACGAATGGATCAATGGCATCCAGAGCGCATCAGAAGTGACAGTGGCCATGTGCATCATTGTTTCTGACACCAGGGACGACATGCCCAAGAAGCATCAGGGAAGACGTCCTTGGGGATTCTTGTTGAAAGCCCTGGATGAGCTGTTCTTGCTCACAGATCCAGAAGTCACCGACCAAAGAGGCTATGAACGTGGTAAAATAATAGCTGCCAAAGTGCTGGAAGCTGCGAGGTAAAACTTCCCATGCTCATGACCATCAAAGAAGCTGCTGACCTGCTCAGAACTACTCCTGGAGCTGCTAGAGGTGTTCTGGAAAGGCTATCAGTCAGGCCCATCAACCTGGGGACTGGTCGTGGGCTGGGCCTTAGGTGGTACAAACATGAGATCGTCGCTGCCCTGGACGACGGCAGAAAACCCAGAAAAAAGCCCGTCAAAGCCATTCCAGACCCCTTTGCCGGCAAGTCAACAGATCAGCTCATGGGAGAATTGACAGCCTCAAACCCTGTGCAATAGGTCAACGAATATGGCCATCAAGCACTTCAATGACAGACGCCTGCCTTACCGGGTGTACTGGCGTTGCCCCTTTACCGGAAAGACCAGGTCCAAGCATGTGGAAACCCTGTCCGAGGCCCGCAAGTTGGACAGCCTGGTCAAGCACCAGATCATCCATGACCCAGAAGCACTCCGGCCAGAAGAAGCACCCATCACGCAAACAGAGCTGACCGTCAGTGCGGTGGTCTGGTTGTATCTCAAGGCCAGAACCATGAAGCCTGAGAACCTGAAAACCACCCTGTACCATGTGCGCCCTGTGCTTGAACTGGTTGGCCAGGTCCCGGTGACTGATCTGAGAATCAGCACCATGCGGGAAGCTGTGGCCACCATGAGCGATGTGTGCCAGACCACCATCAACAGACGGGTGAGCATCATCAAGGCCGCCCTGAATTGGGCAGAGGCCCAGGAGCTCATTGAGGCCAACCCGGTGCGCATGTTTTCCGCTCCCAGGGGCCAGAACACGCAAATACCGCCACCGTCCAAGGCCGAGCTGGAAGCCATGCTGGTTGTGGCTGAACCCCATGTGCAAAGGGTCATTGTACTGGGGCTGTTCTTTGGGGTGCGTGTGGGACCGTCAGAAATGTTCAAGATCACCTGGGAGCATGTTGACCTGCTGGCCTGGAGCTTGAGAGTCTGGAGTGCAGACAAGAACCAGCGCAGGCAATACCGGGACTTGCGTATCCGGGAAAGCCTGAGACCGCTCTTTTTGGCCTGGAGAAATGCGGATGCAGATATTGACGCTGGATATCTGATACACTACCAAGGAAAACCCGTTGGCACGATCAAGAGGGCCTGGAAGGAAACCTTGAGACGGGCTGGCATCACCAGACGGATACGGCCATATGACTTGCGCCATGCCCACGCAACAGAGGCCTTAGCAGCTGGCGCAGATATAAAAGCTGTAGCTGAAAACATGGGACACGCAGATACCAGCATGATCTACAAACATTATCAGCATGTGCTTGTAAAACAAAGAGAAGAGGCCCTGTTTTCCGTCCCTGATCTGGTAATACAAAATGGTAATACAAAAGGCCCTGTTTAG